GGCAGTATCTACAACCAATCCGCTATACAGCACTACAATTTTGGTAAACAATACACAAGACATTAACGGCGCTGTTGCAGACGAAAGTATGCAGAGCCTGACCTTTACCTGTAATTCTCCAATTGTAATTACAACTGCACCATAACAAACTAACAAAGGGGCTAAGACAATGGCAAGACTAAAAATAACAAGGGCTGACGGATCGGTGTCTGAGCATCAGATAACGCCGCGTATTGAGTATGCCTTTGAGCTGTACGCTAAAAAAGGCTTTCATAAGGCTTTTAGAGATGATGAAAAACAAAGTGACGTCTACTGGCTAGCCTGGGAGTGCATCCGCACTAGCGGCGAAACTGTACCTACCTTTGGCGCAGCGTTTCTAGAAACTTTAGCAAAAGTAGAGGTGCTAGACGATAGCCCTTTGGAGTAGTGGGGCGCGGCAGCTTTGGCTACGTTATTGCGCAGATAGCAGTAGAGACAGGTATCGCGCCCCAGGCTTTATTAGAGCTAGATAGCACAATGTTTGCTAATGTTATTAAGGTATTAAACGACAGATCAGAGGATATAAAAAATGCCAACAGAGGTAAAAGGCGCACTTGAGCTACGCAAGGCTCTTAAAAAGTTTACGCCTGACCTGGCAAAAGAAACACAGAAAGAATTAGGCGCTTTGCTAAAACCTATAACACTTAAGGCACGCGGCTTTATACCTGGCGATGCGCCTTTGTCAGGTTGGGGCAAAGCTAGTATAAATGGACGCTTTCCAGAGTGGAGTAGCCAAGCTGCAAGACGCGGTATAGGTTATAAAACAACTCCATCTAGGCCCAACAGATCAGGTTTTAGATCACTAGCTCGTATTGTCAATAACAGCGCAGCAGGTGCGATCTATGAGACGGCTGGGCGCGTCAATCCACAAGGCCGCGAGCAAGCGCCTATATCTAAAGTTTTGTTACCTGGGCATGCCAATTTTGGTAAGTCAATTAGATCAGGCACTAAGACACAATCTAAAAGCAATAACCCTAATGCAGGCAAACAGTTTATAGACGCACTAGATAAAAACGGCCGCATAGTAGACGCTAATAATCAAGTAGGCGCAGGCCGTAGATCGCGCAAAATGAAAGGCCGCGCTATTTACAGAGCTTGGTATGAGGACGGCGGCAAGACTAACGCCGCAGTATTAAAAGCTATAGCCGAGGCTAAAGTTAAGTTTGACGCAGCAGTAGGCAGACGCTAATGGCCGATCCAGCATTAGTTATAAGTTTAGCCGCTGAGTTTGTAGGCAAGCCTGCTTTTAAGCAAGCAGAAACAGCCACAGATAAATTAACTAAAAATGTCAAAAGCATGGCTAAGACTTTTGGCGTTGCTTTTAGTGCTACAGCAGTCCTTGCATACGGCAAAGCGGCAGTAAAGGCAGCGGCTGAGGATGAGAAAGCACAAAAACAATTAGCACTAGCCCTAAAAAACGTAGGGCTTAGCCGAGATGTTGCAGCGTCAGAAGCCTTTATTCAAAAGTTACAGTCTGAGTTTGGTGTAATAGATGACAAACTACGCCCTGCTTACCAGCAGTTAGCAGTAGCCACAGGTAACACAGCACAATCTCAAAAGTTATTACAAATTGCTCTAGATATCTCAAGCTCAACAGGCCGCGATTTAGCCCAAGTGACAGGGGCAATTAGTAAGGCCTATTTAGGGAATAACACAGCACTCGGCAAGTTAGGTGTTGGCATCTCAAAGGCTGATCTAAAGGCTAAGTCTTTTGATGAAATAATGAACCAGCTTTCTACAACCTTTGCCGGTGCAGCTACTCAATCTGCTAATACTTTTCAAGGTTCAATAGATAAGTTAAATGTTGCATCTGCCAATGTCCAGGAGATTATCGGCAAGGGTATTATTGACTCTCTTAAACTGTTATCTGAGGACTCTACAGTCGATGATCTTGCTAAGGGCATGGAGGACTTTGCACTCTTTACAGCCGATGCTATTTTAGGCGTTGGAGTATTACTAGACGCCTTAAAAGCTATACCTGCTGCTGTCAATCTGCCTGGACTAAAGTTTGCTATGCAAGCAACTGGTTTAGGTATTCTAAGTAAAATTGGTGCAGCAGAAAGAAAAAAGCAAGAAGCAGCAGCTGCTCGCGCTATGAACGGGCTTACTCATTTAGCCGAGTTAGAGTCTAGGTATGCCAATGTAACCCTAGCTACAAAAAAGAAAATTACAGCTGAGGAAGCCAAGCAGCTTAAAGATAAAAAGTTAAAGCTAGCAATAGACAAGGCCAACTTAGCTTTAGGTAAAGGCAGCGATGTCTTTGACATGGAAAAGATACAGTTAGCAGTAGCTGAAAAAAACGCAGCAGAGCAACTAGGCAAGATAACTAGCCAGGCACAGCTGCTACAAATTACTAATGACCTAGCGCGTTTAGAGGTTAAAAAGTCTATTTTGGCCTTAGAGGACGCAATAAAAACAAACGATGTAGCAGCTATTACGCGTGCAACTAATAAACTAAATGCCGATCTTATGGTATTAGGCGCTTTGACTGGTCAAAAGATAAAACTTACAGAGATTAGCGACATATTAAAAGCAATCGTGCCTAAAGATTTAATTAACTTGGCTAACCTTGATGCTGCTATTGCTCGGTTACTTATGATCTCCTCTTTTGGTAATGGTAGCAGTATGAAAAGCCACGCTAACCCTGTTTTTGGCGATCCTAATGCGAGTCCTGCATATTTTCCTACAACCTCACCTGTCACGTCTCCAAGCATTTACGCGTCAGGTGGCAGGATAGACATGGGCGGCAATTACAACGCCTTTAACCCGGGTATGGTAGGCATGACCTCAGGCGGATCATCCGGTAATGCAGGCACAACTGTAATAGTTAATGCTGGCACTATTGCTACACCGGATGAGCTAGTAGTGCTTATAAAGACAGCGATACAAGACCTTAACAGAGCCGGTGACTCTACAACTTTTGCAGGGGCTATAGCATGACAGTACCTACACTTAACGCTTTTATTAACTTTTCTACAGGCCCAGCTACGGCTCAGTCAATGATTTTAGATCAAGGCGTGTTAGATACAAACGTCTTAGCAGACAGCGTGGCAGTTATTGTGGACGTGTCTAATCAAATAGACCGACTTACAACTAACAGAGGCCGTAACGCGCAAAGCGATCAGTTTCAGACTGGCACAATGACGCTACGGATCGTGGATCAAAACGGCGATTTTAACCCTCAAAATCCTAGCAGCCCTTATTTTGGCCTGCTCTCGCCTATGCGTAAAGTGTCAATAAGCGCAACCTATGCTGGCGTGACCTATCCGATCTTTAGCGGTTTTATTACTAGCTATAGCACGACTACGCCTCTTAACGCCTTAGACGTTGTGTATACGACTATCACAGCTGTAGATGCCTTTAGGCTTGCACAAAACGCTCAGATCGCTACTGTGGCAGGTACAAGCGCAGGGCAGTTATCAGGCGCTCGCGTTAATGCCTTGCTAGATGCTATTGACTGGCCTGCCTCTATGCGTGACGTAGACGCAGGTTTGACTACTTTACAAGCAGACCCTGGCACAGCTCGCACAGCCTTACAAGCCTTGCAGACAGTAGAGATAAGCGAGTATGGCGCTTTGTATATTGACGCGGTAGGTAATTTTGTTTTCCAAGATCGGGCTCTAACTGCCAGCTCTGTAGCTGCGCCAGCTGTGGAATTTAACGATGACGGCACAGACATAGGCTATAGCAACGCTGTGTGGGTACTCAATGACTCTTTAGTCTATAACGAGGCTAACGTGACGCGCACAGGCGGCAGCGTACAAACAGCTAGCAACGCAGCCAGCATTACAAAATACTTTTTGCACAGTTATAATCAACAAAACCTGCTTATGCAGACAGACGCCGTAGCCCTGAATTATGCACAGGCCTACGTTGCCAGCAGGGCCGAGACAAGCGTGCGCTGTGATGCCATAACGCTAGATTTATACACAGATAACTATAACTTGGGCATAATTGCAGCCCTTGATCTAGATTTTTTTGACCCTATAACTATTACGACTAATCAGCCTGGCTTATCTACTTTGAGCAAAACCCTTCAGATTTTTGGCGTGGCTATGAGCATAAGTCCTAATAGCTTTAAGGTAACATTTACCACGCTTGAGCCTATTATAGATGCTTTTATTTTAGACGATGCAATATACGGAAAACTTGATACAGGCGTATTAAGTTATTAGAAAGGTAACAAAATGGCAGCAGGACTAGGCTTTAAGACCTTTACTACAGGTGAGGTGCTTACTGCGGCAG